CCAATAACGTTGTTAAATTTACCCCCATATTTACAAAAAATACAACTATTTGGTTTGATTATATGGTAGTAGGTGATAAACAAAATGGATCGTCTAATAATGGAATTGGCGGAGTAATTCAATCGGGATCAGAAAATAGTGTGGTTTCAGATTTATCTAATATTCCATATGAAAACATTCAATATAAAAATATCAATAGCATTGGACGGCTGTGGATTTATCGGTACACACTAGCTTTGGCAAAAGAATTACTAGGTAACGTACGATCAAAATATCAAGAAATTCCAATACCAGACGCAACAATACGAATGGATGGAGAAACACTTCGCCGAGAAGCGTCTGAAGAAAAGAAAGGATTGATAGAAGAAATTCGTGAAACCTTAGAACAAACTGGTATGCAAGCACAGTTGAAAAAACAGATGGAAAATGCACAAGCAATGCAAAGTATTTTTGTACACGTTCCTACTCAAATTTTTATAGGATAACATGCCAAGATTCGTTTCTGCAAGAGATTATCAATTTTTTCAACATATCAACCGAGAAATCGTAGTTGATGTTATTGACGTTGAAGTCATATTATATAAAATAATAAATGATGTAGTCAACGTAAACATATACGGGGAATCAACTGAAAAAACATATTACAAAGGCATTAGTTTGAATGGATTAATTAAATACCCAAAAAAGACTGCAGCAACTGACGATGGATTTGGATATGATATTACCCAAAAAAACGTTGAATTTAGGTTTGTAAGACAAATATTACAAGATGTAAATGTATATCCTGATGTTGGAGATATCATCAAATATAATGAAAATTATTATACAATTGATAATATTAACGAGGCACAACTAATTGCCGGTAGACCAGAATATAATCAAGCCATTATATGCCAATCGCACTTAACTCGTAAAAGTAATATTAATCTTGAGGATACGCATATATGAACCGTCCAACATTTGACGTAAACAATTCTACAGTACGTAACAGATATAATCGTGGGTTTGATACAAAACACGAACCGGGAGTGAGTAAACAAGTTGAGATTGGATTACAAACAATAGATACTGCAATATTACGGTATCTGCAAAATAATATAAAACCAGTGGTGTCACAACAAGGTAAACAAATACCCGTTCCAGTCATATATGGAAATCCAGAACGATGGAAAAGTGCACAACAAGATGGAGCGTTGCGAGATAAGAACGGGATGATTATGTTACCTATCATGATGATTGCACGAACAGGACTAAAAGAAAATAGCATCAATAATCCAACAAACAAATATCAAACATATACATTTAAAACCGGATGGAACTCAAGAAATATTTATGACAGGTTTGCGTTAGTAAATGGCATAACTCCTAGTCAGGTGTATCACTCATCGGTCATGCCAGATTTTTATGATATAACATATGAAGGGGTTGTGTGGACAGAATTCACAGAACAAATGAATAAAGTAATAGAAAATTTGTCGTTTGAAAGCAACGAATATTGGGGCGAGATAAATAACTATAAATTTATTTCAAAGATTGGTCAATTTGAAAATACGGTTCAATTACCGGCGGATAGTTCACGATTGGTCAGAAGTAAATTTACCGTTGACGTAAAAGCATATATACTTCCACAGAGTACGTTAGATAAAAACGGCAACCGAGAACAAACCACAAAACTGCAATACTCGCCAAAAAAGGTTGTATTTGACACCGAAGTCATCACGGGTCCAATAAATAAATGATATTTTGAGATTTGTTTTGTATATTTATGATATGTATAGAACTTTAAAAGAGAGTGTTTATGAAAAAGGTTTTGGATGAAGAATTACAAGAATTGAAGAGTCTTCGGGAAACATACTTGGAAATAATAACCACACTGGGTGAACTTCATTTAAGTAAAAAAATACTAGAAAATAATCTAAAAGAGTTATCCCTACTTGTTGAAACGCAAGAAAATCGGTTTACAGAATTCCAAGAAAAAGAAAGGGTTTTATACGAAAAGTTGCAGCAAAAATATGGAACCGGTGATATTGATTTTGATACCGGAGAAATAACAGAATAATATAACCCATTTGGAGGATTCGTATGGCAAATGAAAGAATTGTTTCCCCTGGAGTTTTCACACGGGAAAGAGACTTAAGTTTCTTAACCCAGGGTATCAGTGAAATTGGGGGCGCATTTATTGGACCAACACCAAAGGGTCCAGCATTTATCCCGACAATTGTAAGAAGTCAACAAGAATATGTTACCCGTTTTGGTGAAGCCGATGCAAATCACTACACAGGGTTAACGGTAAAAAATTATCTACGTGAATCTGGTGTAGCAACCATCGTTCGTGTTCTTGGAACGGAAGGATACAGTAATACAACCACAATCCCCGCACTTGTTTATGTGTCAGGATCCGGTGGAAATAAATTATTTGCAGTTATCCACCCAAGTAGTACTGGGAATACAATCAACAGTGTTACTGCAACTGGATCTGGAACTAGTTTCACATTATCGGTAGATACTGCAGCAGGAACGGATATTTCAAACCAATCAGGATTGAGTGTCAATCCTGATTCAAATGGATATCTAGGAAATTTACTGGGATACAGTCCCGTTACAACGAAAAACTCCTATATCTACGCAATATTCCCAGATGCAGTTACAGAAGTAGGATCATACGGTACTATAGGGGGATTATCAGTTGCATCACAATCATTGAATGCAAGTGACGTTCCGGCTGGTGTTTCTACGGGAAGTCTTGTTAAGTATGTTATACCAACTACATCATTTTCCAATCTAGATACTACTAAGTTATCTAGCGTAGCTGTTACTGGATCTGGTGTAAATTTTGCCTCATTGTTACTAACACAATATACGGCAACGTCTGCATCAAATATCATGTTTATCGTAAGTTCAAGTTCAACGGGAACACTTACGACAGTAACCACATATCCAAAAACATCAACTGGGGTATTTCAAGATGTTATAGTATCCGCAACTACGTCCAGTACGGCATTAAACTTTCTTGATGCGGGATATTCTAACGCACATACACCTTGGATTCAATCACAAACAATTGCAAATTTAAATGTTGATCTATTTAAACTTCATACATTGGGTGATGGAAACAGTGCAAACAGAGAAATTAAAGTATCCTTGTTAAACATGAAACCAAGTAGCGATGTTGAATATGCGTGGGGAACATTTTCTCTTGTAATCCGTAAATATGATGATACGGATGCACGTCAAGAAATACTTGAACAATACGATAATCTAACACTGGACCCAGATAGTCCACAATATATTGCACGAGTGATTGGTAATAGTGCGCCAACAGAAGATCAAGTCACGGGTGAAATGTATTATCAAGGTGATTTCCCAAATAATTCACAGTACGTATACGTAGAAATGAATGATTCGGTAATTCCAGATAGTGCTCTCCCATTTGGATTTGGAACATTGGAATCAAGTATAAGACTACCTGCAATAAATCTTGCATCACCAAATTATGTAACATCACGTTGGCTTAGTGGTACAACGGAAGGATATACTACGGAGTCTATTGATAAGAGATATTATTATGGATGGGATTTCTCTGTAGCAAATGGTACAAACGAATCGTATTTAAATCCAGTATCGGATCCAAATAACACCAACCCAATTATAGTTGGAACTGCGTTTAACTTAGAAAATTTGGTTGAAGTTCCAAGTGGATCATCATCACAGTTCTCTGCATCAATTTCACTTACCGATGATAATTCGTTCATTTACCGTAAATTTTCTGTACCGTTCTTTGGCGGGTTTGACGGACTAAATCCAGCACGTGATATTAAGTTAGGTGGTGACATATTGTCAAATAATTCACAAGGATTTGATTTATCAACGTCGGTTGCAGCCGGATCAAAGGCATATAAGAAAGCACTAAACGCTATCAGTAATCCAGATCAATGGGATTTTAACCTCTTGGTATTACCTGGTGTTATCTATGATTTCCATTCATATGTTGCAAATGAAGCGTTAAGTCTTTGTGAAGATCGTGGTGACGCATTCTACATCATGGACACGACTGGATTAAATGCTACACTTGCAACGGCAACAGCAAAAGCAGGGGAAATTGATAGTAACTATGCAGCAACTTATTATCCGTGGTTGAGAGTAATTGATGTTAATACCAATAAATTAATTTGGGTACCACCGTCAGTTATCCTTCCGGAAATCTATGCATACAACGACAACGTTGCAGCAGAATGGTTTGCACCAGCAGGGTTGAACCGTGGTGGTATTGCAAGTGCAGTGGGTGTGAAGGTCCGTCTCCCACAAGCAAGTCGTGATACTCTCTATGAAGGTAAGGTTAACCCAATCGCACAGTTCCCTGGACAGGGCATCTGTGTGTGGGGTCAAAAGACACTACAACGTCGTCCATCAGCACTTGATCGTGTCAATGTCCGCCGGTTGTTAATTGCTGTGAAGAAATATATTGCAAGTGCTTCACGTTACCTCGTGTTTGAACAAAACGTAGAATCCACACGCAATCGTTTCTTGAACATCGTCAACCCATATTTGGCAAGTGTCCAAGAACGTTCTGGTTTGTACGCATTCCGTGTCATTATGGATGAAACCAATAATACACCGGACTTGATTGATAGAAATATCCTTTACGGACAACTCTATCTCCAACCAACCCGTACCGCTGAATTCATCATCCTTGATTTCAACGTACTTCCAACGGGCGCTACATTCCCAACGGCATAAATTGAAAACGTGGAGGGAGCGTAAAACCTCCCTCCACAATTTCAAAATATTACATATTTATAGTTAGAAATCCTTTCGGAGATTATACATGGCAAATCTAGTAACTGAACAAGAGCTGTTCTTCACAGCATTTGAACCAAAGATGAAGAATCGTTTCATCCTATACATGGATGGAATTCCTTCATATATCGTCAAAAAGGTTGCTCGTCCTACATTAACACAAGAAGCAAAGCCACTTGATCATATCAATGTTCAAAGATATGTAAAGGGCAAAAGTAAGTGGGGTACCATGCAGATGACACTATATGATCCAATCGTTCCTTCTGGTGCACAAGCAGTGATGGAATGGGTTCGTCTTCACCATGAATCAGTAACTGGCCGTGATGGTTACCTTGAGTTCTATAAAAAGGATTTAACTCTCAACGTTCTTGGACCAGTAGGTGATAAGGTAGAAGAATGGATCATTAAAGGAGCACAAATTACAGAAGTTAATTTTGCTGAAATGGATTGGGGAGCAGATGAACAAGTAGAATTTACCGTAACAATCCAACCAGATTACTGCGTACTCAACTACTAATATTATATTAGTTGTATTAAAACTCCCGCATTAACCTGCGGGAGTTTTTTTATATTAATAACATAACTTTTGATATTTATACTAGAGTCCTTGTAACGAG